TCCCCACACTTTCTCGCCAGTCGGTCACAATCTGCATCCGACAATTTCACTGTGATTTTTCTCTCTCTGATTGTCTCAATTTCTTTCTGCAGTTCTTTTTTAAGTTTTTTTTCATTAATCATTCGCTTTTCCCTTTCCTGCCGGTTTTTTTTTTCTTTTTTATGCGCCATGAATATACTTATTCCAATTGCCATATAGCATAACATCATTGCATTGACAACCATTATCCCTAAAATAATAAATGAAGACTTGATTGGATAATATTTTTTATACATTTTTGAATTGAACATATTTCTTATATCTCCTTATCTGATTTTTTTATAAAGTTGTAATTTCAAAACTACTCATTTTTTTCTTTATGCGCCATGAATGTGATCATTCCAAGTCCGACTACTGTCATAATTACAACGATCATTAATTCATATGATCTAGTTAAAAGTATTGTCAACAGTGGCTGAAAAAGTGCCATATACAACGTAAAAAATAAGTCTGTAAAATCTATGCATTTTGTTATTACTCCAACAACACAACTAATAAGAAATATTGAAGTTGCTATTGTTCCTAATAGTGCAAATACATACATTTTTATTGTTGTATAATCTATATGATATGTAAAATCTGCAGCACAGATAAAAGCTGTCCCTATAAGCAGATACTTATTTTCCAGTTCCTTAGGTACCGGTGACATGAACACATAAACAATCTCAATTATCATTGCCATACAAAATAACACTGCTGTCATTCAAAATCTCCTCGCCTCATCATCCGGTACAACGTGGCTTTTGATGGATACTGTTCATCTGTCTTTATCCCTGATTTCTTAAGCTCATCCAATGCAGTCTGTGGACTGACACATTCATCAATGAGTTTCTGCCTTAAGAATTTATACATTTCGCCATTTTTATCGAATATTCTTTCCTTGCGGCCCCTGTTATTCATTGATATTTCATACTGCTTCTGCGCATATTGGGCATCATAAACACCATCCTCATTTGTTCCACGTCGTATTTCCCGGTAAATTGTTGAATACTCAAAATTCATCCTCTCTGCGACTTCCATAATTGTAATGCTTTTATTATTTTTAAGCATTTCCTGTATCTGACAGCGGTTTTCATAGGTTACTGTCTTATATTTCCTGCTTATGTACATGTTTTACCTCCTTTTCATTCCCGGTACCGGAATCCGGTACCTCAAGAAAATCCATCATGTCAATCTGTCCTTCAATGCTGTCTGATGGCACTCTTCCTGCAGGAGCCCGGTTCTGTGGTTTATGAATTTTTCCGGAACTTCCTGTTATTAGCTCCCCAACAGACAGGGGGCTCTTTGTGTATTCTATAATCAGATGCAGCGCCTTTTTCCTGTAACGCTCAAATGTGGTCGGTGACATGTCAAACTGTATTCTTACGTTCTCATACAAATCATTTTCAACATATAACTGACTCAGCAGCGTATAATAAGGGTCGTCCAGCGCCAGATAACAGGCCCATACACGATTAACCATATCCTCCTGATTCGACAGCTCTGTGAGCATCGTTAAAAGCTCTTTACGTCTTATTTCCCTGTCTTTTTCAAGTTTAATTATAAGGTCAGACAGGTCTTTCTTTTTTCCACCTTTAGGGCCGGGCAACAGGCTGTTATGTGCAGCTGAGATGCTTTTTTCAGCTATAAGCTCATCCATAAACACCCCCATGTCACTCCGGCTTACCTCGCGGAAAAGAAGAACCATCTTTTTATTAATGTCATTAAGCATTTTTTCGCGGTTAGACAGTATTTTTTTAATTCTGTCTTCTGTAATTATTACACTCATTTATTCACCCTTTTTCCATATGCGCGGCAGATATAAAAATCTGCCGCAAAGGTTTTATGATGGCTGCCATTTCTGGCAGCAAAGATACTTTCTTCATTTGATGCCACGCACAGCCGTGCCGGTTATGGCACGGCCTGCGGAAAGTACCATTATTCTTCCATATCTTCAGTATTCCCAACATCCGGACCTTCTCCGTACTCTCTTGCACATCTTTTTGAATCAGGATAGAGATACATACATGCTCCTCCCGATATCGAACATTCAAATCCGTGATATTCATCTGTTTTTATTGCACACAAACATCCCATATTATTTTTCCTCCTTAGCCAATTTTTCTAATCCTTGTACTATATACTCCTGCCTTCTTAAAACTTTAACTGGAACATCTGCACCGGCCTCTGCACGCTGTCTAATCATTTTAAGCCGCTCTCTTTGTTCTGTAAGGTAAAAAGCCAGGTCATACATAACTTCAAGACTCTTTTTGAATTCATCTTCATCATCATCGAATACATTTTCCTCATCCTCTTCTGACATGATTTCCTCGTCTATGTCCATATCAATGTTGTTAAATGCATACTGGCCGGTCATGCCCTCTTCTTCCTGCTGCATCCTTTCATATCTGTCTGAGCCTGTAACACCATCCACAAGGTCAAGGAACTCTGTCCATGACAGTCTGTCTGAGTTACACACTATGATGCCTTTTGGCGAGCAGTCATATGATATTCCTGCCTCACATCCGCCTCTGTATGATTTTGCAAAATGAGACAGAAGGTATTCTCTCAGCTCTTTGGATGAATTAAACCGCCGGTCTGCGTCCTTTAAAAACAGATCATAAAAAATTCTGACCTGTCTTGGTTCCGGCTCTCTTTTAGGTTTGGAAGCTTCCTTATGTGCTTCTATCTCCTTCATGGTTGTCTTTCCATCCATTATCAATTCTTCCTGCTTTTCTTCAGGAAGTGAGGCCAGTGCCAGCGCAGCGCTTTTATTTAAATGTCCCTTTTCCAGAGCCTCTCTTCCTTTATCACCAAGATTTTTTGAAATATTAACATAATCGCCAACTGTCGTTTTTCCCATATTCAGAATGCGGGCTATTTTTTCAACCGTCTTACCTCCATGCACATGCTTAAACTCGTCAGGATATTTATCAAGCAGATATTTGATGCGTTCTATTTCATGCAGCTTTTCTGCATCTGTCTTTGGGATGAAGCCATTAGTCGCATAAAGCTGGAACTCTGCCTGCACATCATCAACATGCTCTACCTTGCATGGAAGGAACTCAAACTCCTTAAGTCCTTCATGCTCTACCAGATACCTGCAGGCAAGTCTTCTGTGATGACCTGCAATGATTTCATATGTGTCAGTTCCGCTTTTTCGGACCAGTAAATCCTGAAGAACCCTGCCGGCCGATTTAATCAGCTCTGCAAAAGCAGCTATATCATCCTCTGTTGCACTTTTACGATACTGGTCTGTATTGTCAATGAGCTTGGTGTAATGTATCCATCTGGTTTCACTGCGTGGTCTGTTGTCAGTTTTCTTTACATCACTGTTAAATACAGCTCCGAATTTAGCCATGGAACTCACCTTCTTTCACGCCTAAAATCTCATTTGCAAGCTCCAGATAATCATTTGCTACCGGATTACTTTTTCTATGTTTTGCTACCGGCTTATAGAGCAACAGGGCATTATCAACTACTGACGAAGCACTTACACATGTTGTAAGAAATGGATAATCATGTCTGCCAACAAGGTCCTCATAAATCTCTCTTTGTGCCCTTCTGTTTGAATTCACCATAGTCGCAAATACTTTCCATACCGGTGAACATACAGGCTCCATTAACTCACCATCCATAACTGGATATATATATCTAAGTCCATTTATCTTTTCATCTACAACTGATAAATTATCACGACAGAATTTATTCAGGCATACCGGAGTAAGTACCAAATCAGCTGCGCAAATACATGTAATTGTCAACTGCTCAAAGGCAGGCCTTGTATCAATAAGACATATATCATATCTGTCTGCCACAGTATCCAGTGCCTTTTTTATTACATCAATCTGTGATGCATCATCTTCCTCCAGTTCTGTGCTGCCCGGTATTATATCAATATTGCCATACCTGGTTCTATAAATACTTCTCTTTACGTGTGCCGGATTCCGGTACACATCTTTGATTGACCGGTCTGTCTTTCTTGGTAAAAAGAATGGCGTTGCATTTGCCTGTGGATCAGCATCCACAACAAGAATCTTCTTTCCAAGCTGCATAAAAGAATATGCAAGATTTACTGTTGTAGTTGTCTTTCCTACTCCACCTTTTAAATTGCTGATAGTTATTTTGTACATCATAAAACCTCTTTTCTGCTGTTTGTTTTCACAGCTATAAAACCTTTTAATAAACAGTTCTGATCCCCTTGAGTTCATCCGGTAATTGCTCAGGCAGATTATCCAAATCAAGTTCCATCAAAATTTTAAGTCGTTCACTTGACTTGTTGTCTGCTTTCACTGCTATATTTTTTCCATTCACATAATGTCTAGAGAAATTTCCTTCTCCATCGTACCCACACAGAATTTCTTCTTCATGTTCTCTACGATTCTGTATAAGTATCCATGTTCCACAAGCCTGTGACCTTATTGTTATCTTTTCGTTTTCAAGCCACTCACAGCCTTCAAATTTTGAATAGGCCAGCTCTTTCATTTTTGGCAGTTCAATGTAACTTACATTCTGCGCACGTCTGAAAAGCTCTTTTTTGCCAATATAATCATAAATTTTCTTTGCCATAAGTGGCTCCTTTCTCTGAAAATCGTAACTGATTTACAGTTTTACTTATTTTTTCTGATTAACTTACTGTCATCAAACCATTTAATACTGCTTCCTGCGAACTCCGTCTTTGGAATATACACACTAGCTGTTGAGATGAATAATTTGTCGCTTTTTCTGAAGTATGCTGTTGATGTTGTGTTCATTTTGCGTCCTCACTTTCTTATAAATGTTAGTAAATCAACTTTTGGCACATAACACCGTGTTTTATTGCATACCCACTGTGTTTTTTGTTACAATGTGTGTGCGGTGAATGTGTGTGTTTTAACATAGTGCCTATAGCGAATGCCACTTTGTATTACACCTCATTCTTTACAATTAAAAAACGCGGTAGAGTTAATTTCTTAACTCTACCGCGAGCGGTGTAGAATGCATAAGGATTAACTCTTTATGCATTTAATATAATACTTTACGGTATTTAATACGCACTGTTATATTTTGTTGGGATTCCCCACACAGGTTCTATAGTATTTGCACTTTGTAGTACAAATTTTTCTGGTTCATATGCACATCTTATATGTTCTATGTGTTTTATTCCGCTGTAAGTCCTGCTGTTCAACTGCTGCCTCCTAAATTAATCTTCGAACCGGGCATTTGTCACAATGCTCTTCTCCCATTCTGTTATATGCCTCGTCATCCGTTGCCAGTGGATACTGCGATGGCCATTTTCAATATTCATCACATATCCTGTCGTGGATATCTTCAAGAATCTGTGGAAGAGACATGTCTTCCTGTTTCTCGTGTTGTTTCATCCCTGTTATCTCCTTCCTTGTAGCCCATGCACTTTATCGGTCTGCTTGGTCTACCGCATTTATCGTAATATTTGCAGTTTATGCACTCGTTTTTGTTCATTGTATTTTCGTCCTCTTTGGGTTTGTACTGCTGCATCGATATAAATCTAATTTTATCCATTTTGGGGGATTCAGTTTTTCTGAATACCAATCAATCATATTTGGGTATTTTCTTCTGCTCCAGTTCTTGTACCATTTGTAAAGCGCGTACCATGCCATGCTACTTATCCTTTTCTTCCTGAAGCTTATCATGTTCCCTAAGCAACAGCAGGCCTATTACGAACTCTGTTGTTCCGATCAAGGCGAACGTTAAGAGTATCCCATATACTATTAAATCTATTCCTGACATATTATTCTCCTATTCTGCTTCTGACCGAAGCCATTCTTCCCACTTGCTGTGTTCTTCTTTGCTCGGAAATTCATGTTCCATCCGCTGATAATCTGATTTTACTCTGCAAAGAAACTCTGCTAACTCTTCATCCGGCATATTCCTTATCCTGCCGGCATTTGTCTGTCTCTTTTTCACATTTGATGTTCCTACCAGGTAGTCAATGCTAACGTCTAGTGCTCGTGCTATGCTAACTAATATATCGCCTCTAGGTATTCTTTTGCGTCTGATGTAACAAGACATAGCTGATTTGGTAATACCAACTTTGCTTGCTAATTTTGTTTGTGTAAGCCCTTTTTCTTTTCTCACTTGTTCTAATCGAGATATGAAAATCTCTGTTGTTTCATCAATATTCATTACTGCTCCTTTCCACCTGTCTTTAAAATGATCGCTTGGATTTTATACTTGGTTTTAAAATTTAAAAAAGCTTAGGCAAACCGGAGTTGCCCGGTCTGTTCTGTTTTTATATTCATATTCGGTGTACGCTCCGCAATACACAGTTCCGGCAAATTGGCTCTTACCAGTGCTGCAGGTATTGGTGGACAAACCGCATTGCCGCATCTGCGCACCTGCTCACTTCTTGGATATGTCTTTCCAGCATAGTCGTGATCGATTATGTAATCGTCCGGAAATCCCTGACATCCGTATAACTCCCTTGGTTCCAGCATCCGAAGTCCAATATCTACAATCTGGTAATCTACACCCTTTATTGTTACCAAACCAAATCTATCCCTCGATGTTACTGTATCCAGAGGCTCTTTAATATCCTGTCCTACGCCTTGACCATAATATTTCATCAAAAAAGCTCTGACCTCTCCAAAATGTCCAGGTGATGTAGTTATGGTATGTAATGGTTCTCTTAAATCTTGTCCTGTGCCACTCTTATAGAATTTACTCAAGAACGATGCAACCAGCCCATACCGGTTCGAACCATCCACGGTCATGATCGGATCTTTTATTGTCTGACCCCGGACTTCTCCCTGTGCTGTCTCGGAATGGTACTGGATCAGTGTAGGACTTATCAAACAGTGCTCATTTTTACTTACGATTGTTGTAAGTGGTTCTCTTACATCCTTACTTCTATCCTTGGAAAATCCGGTCTGTCCGATTTGTACCATATATGGCTCTACAATCCCATATCCATGCTTTCCAGTTATTGTTGGCATAGGCTCCCGGATATCATTCGGTCTGCGTTCACCACCGTGATTACACTGGATAATAAATGGTTCTGGATTATCCAAAACAAACTTTTTCAATCCTCTTGCAATCCGATCCATTGTTTTCTGTGCCAACGGTCTCACTGCCCGAATTCCGTATTTCTCTTTGATTTCTTCAGATGTGTCAAAAATGCTTGGACATGGGCGGCTGAAATCAATCTGTGTGTATGCACCCACATATGGCTTCAATAGTCCTGCTTTCATTTCCTCACTGTCTGCAGGTGCATGCGTTGGTTCTGGCCATACTATCGGCTTACCGTCACATCGTGCGATCATAAAAAATCTCTTACGCATAGTAGGTGTACCATAATCAGCAGCAATCAGTTCCTTAAACTGTACCTCATATCCTAAATCATTAAGCTGCTGTATAAATTTTTCAAATGTTATGCCCTGTTTTGATTTGATTGGATGATGTCCTCTGTTCAATGGTCCCCATGTCTTAAATTCCTCCACATTTTCCAACATTATCACCCTCGGTCTGACAAGCCCAGCCCATCTGCAAGCTACCCAGGCAAGTCCTCGAATGTTCTTGTCTTTTGGCTTACCGCCTTTTGCCTTACTAAAATGTTTGCAGTCCGGGGAGAACCAGGCAAGTCCTACAGGATGCCCCTTACAAGCCTTAGCTGGGTCAACCGCCCACACATTTTCGCAATAGTGCATTGTATTCGGGTGATTCGCCTTGTGCATCTTGATAGCTTCTGGATCGTGGTTGATAGCTATATCGACGCTATATCCTGTTGCTAGTTCTATTCCCGTGGAAGCTCCTCCACCACCTGCGAAGTTGTCAACTATCAATTCTCCATTTATCATTTCAGTTTCTTCCTTTTGTCATGTCATTCTCCTGAGGTAAAGGGAGCTGGGTAAGGGCTCCCTTGTGTTTAAATGGCTTACAAATCAGTTCTCGTGATATAAATTAATTCGCATGCCGGTTTCTTTCGCGTTTCCGCTGGTGTTTCAACCAAGTCTGTATGCTTCTGACTCCTGCCAGTAGAAATCCTCTTTGGAGAGAAGTCCTAAAACCCTAAGCTCCGGTTCATAATCCGGTTCCGTGAAGCATATTCCTATGGCCATATCGTCATTGTATGTTATCAGCCATGCATCATGCACCACAGGCGCGCACGGTGGTATCTCGTCCTCTGTGCACTTGCATGGAGCTATCATTGCAAGACGCTTATCATTTATCAGACGAGCTCCTTTTGGTGTCTTTGTGACCGAATACACATTATCATTCTGTATAATCTTGATAAGTGATATATAAGCCGGATCTGACTCTTCCGCCATATCCCAAAGCATTGGTTCAAGCTCCATCTCATGCTGTGGACTGCTGCCATTTTGATATTCGATAAACTCGCCCGGTTTTGGTGCCGGTCCTAATACCTTTATTGCAGTTCCAAGGAACTCCTTGTTGACGTATGAAGCATTCGCCTCTATTATCCAGCCTGTGCCATGGAGAATATACATCTTCCTTTCTGTGAGACCAAACTTGACGCCCCACGATTTATAATCTGCTTTCAAAACCTTTTCAAACTTACTGCAATCTATGAACATTCTGATTCTCCTATTCCTGCGATGTAAAACATGTCCTGATGCAGGATGCATGTTTTGAACCCGTGTCTTTTAACTACTGTGAAGTATTTCATTACCTCAACTATTTCGAGTGTCTCTTGGCCTGTAGGCTCATCGTCCTCGCGCCCACGCTGGTCAGCTCGCATTTTGCGATAGTCTACACGGACGCTTCTCTTGCCCTGCAGGCGCTCTATAACCTGCTGCCTTATCTGTTTAAGCGACAAGCCTCCTATTGGCTCTCTGCTCATCCGGTTAAGGTCCTGTGAAAATATATTTACTTTACTCATCTTTTAGGAACCTCCATTTGTCATATTTTCTGTCCCGATCCGCGAAATCGGGATAAAACTCATCCAGATAGCTCTTAAACATCTCAAGCATCTCTTTGCGGTCTCCACTGCTGCCGTTGTCCATCAGGTGATGGTGGTACCGGCATCCGACTGCTCCATTCTGCCTGATGCCGAGTCCCATGGATGAGCGTGGTATGTAGTGCATGATATCTGTTATGTCCATCTCAAGGACTGCTGCCGGTGGCATCTTATAACCCACCTGGCAGAATATGCACTGATAATTGTCTCTTTCCTTGATTGCCACACGTTCTTTTGTGGAAAATTCAAGGTATTTTGTGTACTTTGCCATTTATCCCACCCTTTCTGCCTTCTGTTCTATTGGGAAGTGCCTTATAAGCTCCTTTGTGGCATTGTGATAGCACTGGGTTCTATCCTCTTCGGTTACTTTTATTACTTCCTTGTCTCTTTTTCGGATTCTGATGGTGTGTTCTCTTCCGGTCTCTTTCAGTGACATTGTGAGGCCATAAAACTTTTGGCGCGGTAAGTATGTTTCATAAAACAAATCCATAATTGTCTTCATAGTGCCTCCTACAGCGCTTTACGCTGTTCTTCCAGTTCTTTTATCTCATCAAACAGTGGATGTGTGGTGTAGCCTTCGTCGCTCCACTTCGTCTCAATCAGCTCCTTGAGCTCATCGGTCGGGCCTTCGGTGTACGCTTTAACGACTGCTGCCATCTCTTCCAGTGTGATCCAGTGTCCCGGCATTACTGTAAGGTTCTGCAGTATGCCTCTCTTTTTGATGGAGTCAGCCAGTTCAGTTACATCTCCCACGTCCTTTCGCGGGTTGTCCGGGTGTGGGTATATTGCCGACACCGGTAACATAGTCAGTTCTTCATTTTCCATTTTCTTCCGGTCCTTTCTTCTCGCACTGGTCTTTAAGCCAATTGCTGTATTCATGGTGTTGATTCGTGTATATGTAAAATCGTGTCCCATTGAGTAAAATCAACGTTTTCTGCCATTTGTCGGCATGCTTTACTGGCTCGCCCTTTGAATTTTTCCAGCCTGACTGCTGCCACTTGTGTATCCAATCAAGATCCAGCGCTGATGTAAGGTAACTTGAGTCGGTGTATATGTCTATCTCAATGTCTTTTGTGTTGAGCCTTGAAAGTGCCTGGTTGAGGACTTCAAGCTCTGCCTCGTGACGCGTCACATCCTCAAGATAGACTATGTTGCTCAATGTGGCTTCGATGTCTTTTTTGGTCATATATGACAGAACGTAACCTGCTGCTCCGTCTGTTTTTTTAATTGTTCTGATACCTGAATAGATGTATACGTTAACTTTTTTCATAATGTGTATAATCTGCCTCCCATTGGGGCTTTATGCGGTTTCCGGGGGATTTGCCGTCTGAGATAGTCCGCTGCATGTAGTAGAGGTATGAATAGCCTGTGCACTTGTTGACACCCACCTTCACGGTGTTCGGCATCACGTAGTAGCCCTTGTCCGGCTTGATGCCATCCTTGAAGAACCTTGCCATGGTCCAGTGTGCGTACTTTTTGCGCTTAGGCTCCGGTCTCACTAGGTTCCTTGAACTGCTCACCTTGCAGAACACCTTTTGCTCTTCCTCTCCGAAGAGATTGAGCTGTCCCTCTATGCCCTTCTTGTCAGGCTTGGCGGTCAGATATTCTGCCACTTCCTTTGCTCCGTCTGAATCATATGGAGCAATGTTTACGTAGTTCTTGCCCGGGACAATCAGATCAGCAATGGTCTTGTGCCATGTGTCCTTTATGAGTGTGTCGATGTTGTCCACGCGATTGCAGAGGAAATGTATATGTGGGCCTCCGAACCTGCCTATCTCCATGCGGTTCACCCACTTAAACGGAATGCCCAGCTTCTTGTATAGTTTTCTCATTTCCGTTGTGAATACTTTCCAGTCCCTTTTGATTCTTTCAGCATCCGGTCTTGTCCCTCTTGGGTACTTGAGAGTCACCCATACATCACCTGTACGGAAGTTAGCAAGTATCAGGTATTTCTCTTTCTTTTCCCTAGTCCACTGATTCTGCCTTGCCATCTGCTCGGGAGTAGCTTTTATCTTCTTGGCTCTCCTCTCACCCTTGGCTCCATTCCTTCCTATAAACTTTATCTCAGTCGCTATATAATCTCCCAGGTAATAAGTATCCTGGATGTATGCCATAGTTTTTCCTAACTTTAATACTTTAGAATGTTTTAAATCAGCCTCTGTTCGAGGCCTTAAACTTTGCTATTTCTGCCTGCAAAACGGCATCAAATGACTCTTCTCTCCTGCGCTTTCTCTCCTGCGCTTTCTCTTTGTCGCTGTCTCTGTTATGTATGCGGCCGCGCTCTGTCTTTCTAACTGGGAATGTACTTTTTGTATCCTCTGCAGCAATCTTGCCCGCCCTCCTTATTTCCATTGTCCTTTGGATGCTCTCGCGCTGTCCTTTTTCGATCCATTCAAACCATATTCCCAAAAGCGTCATACACACTGATATGAGCATCCCTCCAATAACAAGCATCTGTCCCTGTGACGCCGGGCTGTCTATGCCCATGCTACACAGGAGAAAGAAGCTGATGCCTGTTGTTATTAATATTTCACCTTTTTTCATGTCCTGTCCTTTCTGTTCGTTTCCGGGCTTGACGGAGCACCGATTTGTATGTACAAAATAGGCTTACGTATACATAGATGGAAGTTATAGTTTAATTTATAGGAGTTAAATAGCATGTTTCGGTGCTCCATCAAACCCAGAAGTATATTATTTAATTTGTCATTTTTAAGCTTGTCCACTGAGACTGCAGATGCAGTCTATGCCTCCTCCGCAAGTCTCAATGGCACATTTTCTACTTGTTCTATTAGTTTTTGTTCTAATTTTTTCTTCTGTTCCTGCGTCAGGTCATCAAAACGATATATCTGATCATCTTCCAGAGTGTGAACGAATATCCTATATTTGAGTGCTATGGTTATCACCTCCGGTAAATACTATGCTTATACTGCATGTTCGCTTGCCTTTTTCTGCTTTCATCCCCGGGCTTGCCGGTTGTATTTTCTATTGAGCCAGCATGTTCTTTACTTCTGCCTTGAGCTCGACAAGACTCGCAAGGTACGCTGCTTCTGTGAGGGCTTTCTCTCTCCTAAGTGTTTGATACTGTTTCTCGTCCCAGTCTCCCCTTGTGTTCATGCAGAATCTGTTATATTCTTCATTCTTTCTGTAGTCTGCCTCTCCTGCTCTATCTATCTTGGTGAGGATCTTCTCAAGGCTGAGTGCTTCTTCCTTTGTCACATTCTTTCCTCCCTCTGTATTCTGTATATTAAATCTTGCCTTTTTCTGCTTTCCAGTCGTATACTCTCCTTACAGGACGTTGCAGCGTCCGAGTAAATGAAAGGAGATTACCAACATGAAATTAAACAACGATTGTGTTCGTGATGTTCTATTAACACTTGAAGAAAACTGTACTTTCGATAACGAATTTCTTTATGATTGTGAAGAAGCTATTCCTCAGCTATTGTCAAAATATTCCCACGACGAAATCATTTATCACATTAGACAATGTGAAATGGCCGGATTAATTGTCGGTGTTTCTTATTTTGATGGTGGATGTTCTCTCTCCATCAGTGATCTTTCACCATCCGGACACGAATATCTTGCTAATATCCGTTCCGACAATATTTGGAATAAGACAAAAAAGATTGCTGGTGAAGTAGGCGCTACCTCACTATCTGCAATGGTTCAGATCTCTAGCCAGATAATCACTGCTATCATAAAATCACAGTTTGGGCTTACATAAATCCTTTATCACATGCTCTATCACGAATTTCTTACACTCAACCATCTCCTCTTTTGATGGCTGAGTGTTTGTCTTTTGTATAATCCATACAATCAGCGCATATTTTGTCCACTTATTTTCAAGCCACCCTATCAAGCAAGTTATCAATGCTATGATGAGTATTAGTTTCAATTTTTCTCACTCTCCTTCCCCCTGCATCCTGTCCAACAGCGTTTCCGCCTGCAGCAATGCTGTTTTTAGTTTTTTGCCTCTATACCAAGCTCCTGCATCTTCTCTTTCAGTGGTACCGGCTCATGGTCTTTCTTGGGGTACTGCTGATATATGCTCTCTGCAGCATGGAGTCCGTACCGGTAAAGGCATTTCACCGCCAACTCCGGTGTGATGGTTCCTTTTCCCTTCACAGTGCATCTGCTCTTGTCCTTGTAGTTGAAAAATATTTTCCACATGGTTTTTTCCTCCTCAAACGACTCTCTCTTCCTTATCCACATGATATTTCTCACTTATTTCATGTAAAAACTCGTTAAATCTAATCGCATCTTCTTTAACTCCCAAACTTCCTCCTATAGATCCTCGATCTCCCACTTTCTTCTCACTCTCCTCCCTTGATGTAAAATTAGTAACCTTTTGTCTAGCATGTTGAACATCTAAGTTAAAAAAATATCACTAACATTCTTATTAAGTGCTTTTGCGATTTTCAACAATGTGTCTGTTGTGGTCACTGTGATTTTCCCGCTTTCAAGTCCAGATATTATGGTTCTTGATACTCCAGCTCTTTCCGATAACGCTTCTTGGGAAAGACCTGCCTCTTCGCGGCACTGCTTAATTCTAAATTGCATTAAAATTGTGCTCCTTTCTGTTCAACATGTTGAACTTATCGTTACTGTACCACCTCTTTTATTTTTTGTCAAGTATGTTGAACAATTTTATTGACTTTCTGTTTGCCTCATTGTACAATATACTAAACAATATAGGAGGGTTACACACATGACTATAGGAAATTTAGTTAAAACATATCGACAAGAACATGACCTTCCAATGCAAGAATTCGCTGATAGATGTGGATTAAGTAAATCTTACATATCCATGTTAGAAAAAAATATTAATCCACGTAATAATAAACCTATTATTCCGACTATTGAGACATACAAAAAAATCGCTCGCGGAATGAATCTTGATTTGGACAGTCTATTGAAAATGCTTGACTCTACAGAACTAGTTGATTTATCCAAAGTTGATACTGTCCCAATAGAATCCGGCTACGTTATCCCAGTACTCGGCCGTGTGGCTGCCGGATATGGCAAAGAAGCTGTAGAGGAAGTGATTGGACAAATAGAGATTTCCCCCTCTATGGCTGCAAAAGGTGACTACTTCGGTCTGCTGATCAAAGGTGACAGCATGATACCTACACTATACGATGGTGATACAGTTATCGTAGAGCGGACAGATGATGCCGAATCAGGTGATCTTGTCATAGCTTTGGTTAATGGATCTGATGCAACTTGCAAACGATTGCAGAAATATGCAGAAGGGATTGCTCTCATACCACAGAATCCTGTATATGAGCCTATGCGTTTTACTGAATCAGAAATAGATACTACCCCAGTTAAGATACTTGGTAAAGTCATTGAAATGAGGAGAAAATTTTAAGATAGAATCTCTTTCATCGGTTCTTAGATGTTCTCCTGGCTATCTTATGGGCTGGAGCCGTGAAACAACTGCTGCAATTAGTAATATAGATAAAACAATTCTTGATAAATACCACCAGCTTAATGACAAGGGCAAACAACGGCTTCTGGAGCGTGCCGATGAACTTATTGAACTAGGCTATGTTGCAAAAGGGGACGAACTAAAAGAGGCTTAAAATATACTGTTAAAGAAAATATTATTAAACTTAAGTAAGCCTAATCATTTTTGGCAAATAAACTACAATACATATATTATATATTTCGACACTTTAGCTGTTCTCGAAGTATATTCAAAATAAACATATAATACAAGGAGGATTTTCATATGGGATTCAATGAAGATTTAAAAAGTTTTGCAGAAAGGATTATTCCGTTAAAAGACACCATCTCTACGGAGGAGGCAACTAAAATGTCTATGATCATTCCATTTTTCCAACTGCTTGGATATGATGTATTTAACCCTTCCGAATTTTGCCCTGAGTACACAGCAGATGTAGGTATTAAGAAAGGTGAAAAAGTAGACTATGCCATTCTAATTAATGATCAACCAGAAATTCTTATAGAATGTAAATGGTGTGGAGAGTCTCTTACCAAACATGGTTCACAACTTTTTAGATATTTTAGTACTTCTCCTGCTAAATTTGCTATTTTAACAAATGGATTAACTTATCAATTTTTTACAGATCTTGATGAAGCAAATAAAATGGATTTAACACCTTTTCTTGAAATCAATATAGATAATCTCAAAGATGCTCAAATTAATGAGTTGAAAAAGTTTTCTAAAGAAGTATTTGATAAAGATAATATTTTCAGTACTGCTTCTGAATTAAAATATTCAACTTTGATTAAGGGATTGCTTTCTCAAGATTTGGATGCTCCAAGTGATGACTTTGTTCGATATGTCTTATCTGGTGTATATGATGGTCCCAAAACACAAAAAGTTATTGATAAATTTAAGCCTATAGTAAAGAAATCTTTTAATGGTTTTATAAATGATCTTGTAAATCAAAAAATATCCTCTGCTCTAACACCAGAGGATATAGAATCATCAAGTGATATTCCTTTAGAAACTGATACAGCCAAAAGTAAAATTATAACAACCGAAGAAGAAATCGAAGCTTTTTACATAATCCGTGGTATTCTTGCTGGAACAATATCTGTTGATGAAGTTGTCTATCGAGATACTGAAAGTTATTTTGGAATTCTCTTCCATGATAACAATCGGAAACCAATATGCAGACTCAACTTAGATACAAAAAATAAACAGCTGCTTATTCCTGACGAAAGCAAAAAATTCAACCGTATTTATATAGATACACTTGATGATATATATAAATACAAAAATGAACTAATTGATGTTGCAAAAAGATATTTATAAAATACTTGACAAGACTAATTCATATGCTAAAATATAGCTAATTAGCGAATGACTGCTGTGCGGTTGCGAATTAGTCTTGGATTTTTCCAAGGCTTTTTTTGCGTTATTATACCATTTTGCCAACGTTGGCAAAATGGTTCTGATGCTACCAACATCAGAACACATAACCTGTACTCCAAAGAGTATACAGTCCAGACAATTTTTAAAATCAAATATTGACACCGATATACATTTTCTGTATATTTTAAATGGAACGTACTTCGGTGTCTTTCGAGCCCGGAGTCTTTTAAAGACAATGCCGTTGACCGGCACTATAGAAGACATGATCTTAAAAGACCTCCTCGTGAGGTCTTTTATGTTATATATAAGCCATTTTGTTGGCTTCAACAAAATGGTTGCATATGTGGCTAAAAGTACAAAAAAGTATCAAAAAGTACAACTTTTATCACAAAAATGTATTGACAGATAAACTTTTTGCATATATTATAAATGTGTAAAAAAGTTTACACGTTAATAGTGCTCTAGGTTGTACGTCTCTCAACATATGGGAATGACCGAACCCTAGAGCTTTTTTATTACTATTTA